CCACTGGTAGTGTTGATGGGTTTGCGTACTTCGCGCCAAAACCTGACCCAGACCAAGGATATGCGGAAACGAAAGGGCTCACAGCATGCGCAACTGCGATTGCTGAATTGTCAGGACTGAACGCGACGCCGTTGCCGGTTCCGGTAGGCAGCGTCGCAGGATCGGCGAACTTTGTTCCAAAGCCGGACCCAGACCAAGGATATGCGGTAATAAATGGCGTGGTGGCATGCGCAACCGCGATCTGCGAACCGTTTGCACTAAACGAAACTCTATTACCCGTGTTTGCCGGAAGCGTCGCCGGATCAGTAAACTTTGTCCCAAAGCCTGAACCAGACCAGGGATATGCAGTAATAAATGGCGTGGTCGAATGCGCAACCGCTATCGCTGAAGCGTCCGGGCTAAATGCGACTCCTCGCCCAGTGCCCGCCGGCAGCGTCGCCGGGTTTGCGAACTTTGTTCCAAAGCCTGAACCCGACCAAGGATATGCCGTGATAAATGGCGTGGTGAAATGCGCAACCGCTATCGCTGAAGCGTTCGGGCTAAATGCAACTCCATTACCGGCACCCGTAGGAAGCGTGGAGGGGTTGTTATACCTTGTGCCAAAATTGTCGGCCCAAGGATAAACCCGGACATACGGCGAATTAGATGTCGCAATGGCGACATCTAAACTTTTGCCGCCAAGACTCGCCATCCTTGTAAGCATGCTCATCTGATGATTTTCCCGTAGATAAACGCGCCAGCGTCTCGGGTCCATAACATGACAAAATCGGTTCCAGAGGTTCTAAGTGTTACGCCGTTATTAGCGAAATTTGTCACCACCGAACCGTCTGACTTGACCCAATAAATTGTGGGCCATGTGATGGTGGCGGCGCCAAGGTTGACGCCCTCAATTAACAATTCCCCTAGATTCCCAGACGCCGGCCAGTTTGTTATTGATAGCGTTTGCGCTCCGGTGTTTGGTGTCCAACGCTGATATGAACCATTCGTGAAGTCTAGGGCGTTGTTGGTGGTGCTATTGAACCACACCCAGGAAGTATCTTTAAACGACTTCTCAATCAATGTCTGCGGGGCGGCCAATAGTGCAACCGTGTCGCTCGTAACTGCTGGCAGGGTGTGCTGCTGTGTGCTGGACGGCCCTAGCTTGGCGCTGATTATTGGCGCCGTGGCGTTGGTAAAACTGGCCTGGCCCGACAGTGTGTGATTGCCGGAGAACGTGCCGCTTTTAGCTCCACCCGAATAGGTCTTGTTTGTAAACGTCTGGGTGGCCGCCAATAGCGCCAATGTGTCGCTGGTAACAGCCGGGACGGTGTGCTGCTGCCCGGCTGCGGGTCCGATCTTGGCGCTGATAATGGGGCTCGTGGCGTTGCTGAAAGTAGCGGCCCCACTGAATGTCGAAGCGCCGGCGACGGAAAGTGCCGGGAACGCGAAAGTGGCAACGGCGTCAACCCACGCGGTTCCGTTCCATTTTTCAAATCGGCCGTTCGTGGTGTTTAGCCGCTTGGCATTTGTAGGCGTGTTTGTTGGCGTGACACCTTCAAACCACACAGCGACATCAGTGTCGCGGTCTTTAACTTCAGTAACGAAGTTGGTGTAAGTGCTGGTGAGAATCGGATTGGACCAGTTTGCCATTTAGACACCTTTAACCGACCAGCTGACATCGCCGCTCACGCGGGTGCCTGATGTGTCGAATAGAAGAACTTTAAAACTTGTCGGGTTCGGAACATCAACGAAATCATAGACCGCGATGCGGGCCGAAGTTCCCTTGGGGGTCACTGTAATGCTGTCAACATCCACAAAACTCACATTAAAGTTTATCACGGTGCCGCCAACATCAGTGGACAAAACAGACGCCACGCCGGCGTCGTTCTTCAGCTTAACGTCGAATCTGACGTTAAGCCCGGTGACCGTAATCAAGTCGTCACCGCCGCTGCTGGCAAACGTGTATAACACTTTCACATAACGGAAGTCGGTAACAAACACCGACGACAGCCCAGAATAGTCCGTCCAAGGGTCGGTCACTAACTTGCGCACGCTAATGGTCGGCGTGACTGTAACGACGCCGGCCACCGTGGTGTAACTTAGGGTCGTGGTGATTTTTGTCGCGGCCAGCACCGTGCCGTAATCAATGGTTTCTTCATAACTGCCAGCTGTCTGCGACGGCATGGCGTAAATCGGAAAACCAGCGTTTATTTGATCTTGTAGGGTGGTCCAGCTTCTGCTCGTAAAGTGATCCTGCCACGTTTCTGTCGGGCTAACTGTGGCGATGTGACCGTTCTCGTACTGGATAAAATTGGTTTTTGTTCCGCCAAAAGCGCTATTTGCATCAAACTTCAGCTGGTAATCTGGCGGTTGATTCACTAGCGCGTCGACGTTAGACTGAACGCCCAAATTTCCAGCCACGTCAACGCCGGCAATCCAATATTTAAAGGTTCCCGCAGTCGATTCAAATATGGTCGTAAACCGCGCCGAAACGCGGCCAATGACGGTGGCCCCGGCCCAAGTCGCCCCGCGCCGCAGTTCGTAGTATTCAATCGGCAGCGTTTGCGTGGCGTCGCCCCATTTAAGTAGGACGTTGTTGTCGATCACCTCCTGCGTCATGGTCACGGCGCCTGGCACGTTTACAGTCGGCGCCACGCTTCCAGCCGCACCAATGTTGCCGGACAAGTCGATAGCCGCAATCCAGAAAGTTCTGGGCCCGGACCAATTAGCCTTGGTGCTGAATGATGTGCCTTGAATGGTTCCCAAGGACGTGCCGGCGGCAAAGCTGGCGCCATAGCGGATTTCGTAGGACTGGGTCGCCAGGGTGCCCTGGACGGAGTTCCAGGTAAGGACCACGTTATCCCCAGCAAATGCGCTTGCAACTGTCGGCGCAGCTGCTGCTGTGACCGTAACGGAAACACTGGCAGGCGTGACGCTGTAACTTCCCGATGTGTCCAGGGCGCGAACGGTAAATGTTTTGGTGCCCGTCGGCAGCAATCCAACTTTGAATGAGGTGGCATAGATAAGCCCAAGGACGGCCGCGCCATCCTTAACCTCGTATCCATCCAGGTCTAAATCGGCCACTTTGTCCCATGTCAGCGTGATTCCGATGTTTGGATCAATGACAGCTTGCAGCCCGGTGACATTGGAAGGTGGAGCGGTTTTGCCAAGCGCCGTAAAACTAAGTTCAGCATAGGCGGCCGACTCTTTACCGACCGGACTGATAGCATAAACACGAACGACAAAGACCCCCGGTGTGATGTTTTGCACATCGTAGTCGCTGACGCTGGTCACGGCTTCGCTAAAATTTGCGCCGTCTTTGCTCCACAGCACGCGATAGCTTTTGGCACCCTGCACGTTAGCCCAGCCGATATTAAGCTGCGCCCGCACTTCCGCTTGATAGGTGTATAGCGATTCGCTGATTACCAAATCGGTAGGCGCATCAGGAATCGGCGACAGTTGGGTGATCGTTCGCGGCTGCAGCACAAGATCGGATTCCACGGCGGCATACTTAGCAGGGTCGTGCTTTAGGGCTGTGACTTCTACTTTTCCTCCATCGTGCTCGACGACACTCAGGACCCGAAACGTTTGGGCCTCTGTCGTGCTTGAGGACATAATCCACTGCGCGCCAGCCAAAGGCGCCTCGGCCAATGATGTGCTCAAATTAATGGTGTTCCCGCTGGCACTTGCCACCGCAGAAACACCCACGGTCCCGTCTGGCAGCATAACGTACAGGGTCCAGCTTGCCGCTCCCAAACTCACCTCAGCATCCAAGGTTACGGCAGACGCCGTCGCGTTTCTTACGCGCCCACCAAGGCGCACGCCTGCGCGCGCGTCGTCGGCAACCTTGATGATTTGGCCGGGTCTGGCGACGGCGCCTTCGACGCCTGTCTGGAATGTGACGGTTTCGGTTTCGTTGGTTTCCGAATACAGCAGCCAGCGCCCGACGCGGTTGGCTTGGCCGCGACTGGTGCAACCGATTGCGACGACCTCGGTGGGGATTACACCAAATCTTGCGATGGCGGTGGCATCCTCGACGTATTCGACTTTCTGTTTGTAGAAGTCGTCCGGGTCGTTCCAGGTCACCAGGGTGACCGTGTGGCGGGCCTTGGCGCTGGTGCCGGAATAACTGAACACGCCGTCCAGCACATTAGCCTGGGTGAACAGCGCAACCGGGTCGCTGGGGGCATCCTGCGCCAGCGTCATGCTGCCGGCGGCCCAGTACGTCACGGCCCGGAAACACGACGCCAGGTCCTGGACGACCTTGTAGGCTTCGGCGCGCGTCTGCAGGTACAGGTTACAGGTGAAGCGCGGCTCAGTGCCGCCAAACCCGTCCGGCACCAGTTCGTCGCAATATTGACCGATGGTGTACAGGCCCCATTTATCCACCTGGCTGGCGTCGACGTAGCCGCCCAATCCGTAGCGGGTGTTCGTCACCAAGTCGTAGAACACCCAGGCCGGGTTATCGGTCCAGGCTGTTTTAAATGTTCCGTTCCAAACGCCAGCGTAAGTCCTAGCGACGGGGTCGTAGTTCACCGGAACCTGCACCCGCTTTAGCTTCAGGTCAAAAGCGCGCGTGGGCACACCTTGAAAATTTGCGGCATCAAATCTAGTCGACACTAAAGCGCTGTTCGGATAGCGTAGTTTGCTGTCGATGATGGCCGTAAAACTATCCCAGAACGTTTTATTCTGCAGTCGCGGGTTGGTGGTGTCGCTGGTGATGCGGCGCAGGCGAATGTTCCAAGGGCTGCCGCCAGTCAGCGGCACACGGTAGCTGCGTTGGTATTTACTGGTTGCTTTGCCTGAAATTGTGTCGGCCAGCACCTGCGTGTAGCTTCCGCCACTAGGCTGCACATCTATGGCTATTTCTACCGACTGGCCTTCCAAATCGCCTTGGCTGTTTTGAAAGAAAAGCGCGGGCA